CAGNACCGCGGGGCAGTACCGCGCAGCTCCACCATAACTACACTTGAGCGGTTGGCCTAGTGCAAGTAAGGACTCGAAAGAGAATAGACTTGAGTGTAGTTATGATGGGGCTGAACAAGGATCGACTGACGTGAAGAGATGAGAGTAGATTACCGTGTTGGCCTACGTTATTAAGCCAAAATTTTTAATTGCAAATGACAATTATAAACCATCTGGATTTGCCCTAGCGGCGTAATCAAAGGGGGTTGGCCACTTACCTAGCAACAGAAAATGTGGCACATTTTTAACAAATAATAAAGGAAGTAATATGACCAAATTTCTATCAACAACAGCCCTTGTATTCGCGGGTACAGCGGCATTTGCAGATCAAGCACCTGTAACACCAACACCAGCAGTCACACTTAGTGGCGAAATTGAAACAGTAATCGCTGAAGGTCTGAATGATAAATGGGGTGCAACTACTTCATTCGGTTTTGATGGCGCTTTGACAAACGGCGCTGCAACAGGTTCAATGGAATTTGTTGTTGACTCTGATAATGATCTAACACTTGACGGTTGGTCAATGGGTACCAATGTTGCAGGAGTTGCAATGTCTTTTGGTGACCAAGGTAATATCTGGTTTGACACAGAGTCTGGCGCAACAATTGAAGAACCAACAATGGCTGGCGAAAGCTTGTCCCTCGGCGTTGGTGGTGCAACGGTTGCATTGGCATTCACTGATATTGGTACAGACGTAACTGACATTGCTAACGTACAAGGTGCATACACACTAAACGTTGGTATTGCCAATGTAACTACAGCAGGTGATTATAACCTCGACTCCAAAGAATGGGTTGTAGGCGGCCGTGCTGATACAGCAGGAATGCTTGACGGTGTTCGTCTAGGTGGTGCCGCAACATACGGTTCTGCGTCAGAGAACATTGCTTTTGAAGCAGATGCTACTGTAATGGGCCTGACTGCATATCTTGCAGGTGACCAGGATGATCTTGCACAAAATATCGGTGGTTCATATACATATGACCTAAGTGGTATTGATCTAAAAGGTGCTGTCGACTATGACATTGATGCAGAAACATATGCACCATCTGTAACAGCGACATTCGCATTTTAAAAAGTAATATTGTATAAATTTTAGACGGGGTGGCATTAATTTGTCACCCCTTTTTTCATTATAAATAACTGTATCATACCACGGAGGAAATTTATAATGAGCAACGAGTTGAAGAAATTAACGTGGGATCATCATCAAGCAGCAGAACGGCGGGCATTTGCTCGTAAGCTTTTAAGAGGCGAGTTATCGGACCACGAATATTACATATTCCTGGTTTGCCAATGGCACAACTATACGCCACTTGAAAATGCTGTTATCATTCCACCTAATCTCAATGCTATATACCGAGCGGACCGTATCAAAGCTGATATGCAGGAACTCGAAAAACTACACGGATTTGGTCACCCATCGGCATTACCAGCATCCGTAATAGAATACCAAAACCATATTGGACAACTTGCCGAATCTGAAAACAATCATGGTCTACTTGCCCATATGTATACTCGGCATTTTGGAGAATTACACGGCGGTCAAATTATTAAAAAGAAAGCACCAGGATCTGGAACAATGTATGACTTTGACGGTGATAAAGAATTGCTTATCTCAGAGTTTAGAAAACTTCTTGACGATAGCATGGCACCCGAGGCAAAAAAGTGTTTTGAATTTGCCTCAAAATTATTTGATGAATTGTCATAATATAATTGACAATCCAAGTTTTATGATATAAAATAATACTATAATACAACATATTCTAAGGAGGAAATCAAATGCAAGATGAAGCATTAGAAGACATTAACCTTAAACCTAAGAAACGTGCAGATCGACTCGCAAGAAGTATCAGCGCAAGGCGAAGGCGGAAGACGTTGAAACAAGTAAGAGAAACACGTTTACTAAATGTATATGCCAAACTGAAAAGGGCACGTAGAAATAAATGACACCACTATGGGACCGGCTTAACAGCTATGCTGAATATATATCAAACTCATTTGATAATAAGTTCGAGCGTTATGACAACCAAAAATATACTGATGATATGCACTTTCCTGGATGGACTGATACCTTTTGGAATTCAGATCAAATCTACAAAGCGCATTTGAAAACCATTGTACCAGAAAACGGTAAAGGTTTATGGTTGATGCACGTTAACGTATTTCCAAAAGCAAATATTGAATTACCTATTCTTGGGTTTGATATTGTTGCTGGTCCCAAAAAGATTACAGGTTCGTTTATGGACTTTTCACCATTACATGGTTTTCCACATCCTTACCATAATTACATGGAACGTCGGGTTGAGAAACTTGAATGGAATAAACCACGTGAATTACCACCGTGGGCAAAAGAAATCTTTTCAAGTGATATGCTTGCGGTTGGTAATATTAATACTGATGATGAGCTTAATCAATTTATTCAAGTAACAACCGATTTGGTAGATTATTATCTAGATAATTTAGATGATAATGCCTTTGTATCACACCGCGATACACTGATCTTATTAAATAAGTATTGTCAAAATCAAAAATTAAATCCACATTTGCACAGATCCATTTTAGCAATGGGCATATCCGAAGAAGATAAAGATGATTATGTCAACAATGTTTTATTTGAGGAAATTTAAATGGCATTTTTAGTACATCCTTTACCGCCAGTTGCGGTATATGTTAAGATGGAATATCTTTATGATTTAGAACCAGGTCATCCAAGATGGGGTAATTTGACACCAGGAATTTGGATCAGTGTTAAATCAACACAATCAAAAGCATTATATTTTGAAACACTACTTACTGATTATGGAGCACTATATGACAAACTACCTATTTCCGCGTTTGTTTGGAAGGAAGACATTAATGTTGACGAACAACTCCCGCTTGACGTTCTTCAGCTATGGGATTGTTTTGATTATGATATTACTGTTATTGAAAAGCCAATCTTGTGTAGGTGTGAGTTCTTTGGAAAAGATAAAAAGATGCACAGTGGCGAGTACGAATTCACTATTGACAATGCCCACCGCGACAAGTCTATCCTTGACACCAATTTCAGTGAGCAAGATCCCGAGCACAAATCGTTCAACGTCATCCGACTTGACAATGGGCAATTNGCCGCACAACCAAACAACAGGGTCATATGGCGAGACAGCTCATTAACACCTGCTGATTTGAAACGACCTGATTTTAAAGTGTGTACTCAAAACTACGCAGTTGAAGATCAACCTAAATGGTCGGTTGGTCACACTGATGAATGGCAATATAAAACAAAAGAGGAAGAAAACGGTTGACAATCAACGGATGCTGTGATAATGTTGATATTGTAAGGAATCAAATAACAACTGAGTTTGATACACATAAGTATTTAATTACTTTACATTACTGTAAATCTTGCGGGTCTAAAAAGGCCAGCTCAAACATAACTCATATTAAAAAGGAGAAAACAGATGTATGTTAAACACGTACTAGGCGAACGCAATAAACTGATGTATCGTGCTGAAATTCATAAAGATAATGAAGGAACATATTCTATTCGTTATTTCTCAGAAGCACAAGAAATTAAACGTGAAACTTTTGAAGGGAAATCTATCCACTATGTCGANGATGCNGCTGATAATTGGATCAGCGGGATTAAGACATTAAATGGATAGTAACATACCTGAAATCCGTGGTAATACTTATGGTGTTGAAATTCAAATAAAAGATAGACCTTTTGTGAAGATTAATGGCAACTTAGTTTATGAGGACAAGAAAGATGTAATGCTTTTTTGGACAGCCTATAGAATGGGAAGGGACCATAAGAAAAATGAAATTAGACACGCGTTGGGACTTTAGACAAATGATTACGCCGCCAAGGTCACCTGAAAAAATCCACCATGAAATTGCGGATATGCTGGCCAATGGTGTAAATTATATTGATGCGTTAGTTGAATATGCGCGCAAGAATGGTCTAGAAATTGAGTCAGTTGCTGATATTGTAAAGAAATCATCAATACTTAAAGAGAAACTTAGATCAGAAGCTGTGCAATTGAGATTGGTTGAAAAAGATGATAAAGACATCACAGAGCTTTGCAAATGAGGAAACTTTTCAGCTCTATATAAAATATCTTGCAATGAAAAAACACTTTACCACGGATGGTTATGACTATCAAAAATACCGTGGTAAAGTAAGAGCCAAATTTGAAACATATCGTACACGTAACGATGTTTTCTTCTTTCACAAATTATCAACTAAGACTGAGCCAATAAATCAATTGTTGGCCAATATGGTTGTTAATCCTAATTCATGGATACGTGATATTGTTGAAGACATTGGTGATGAGCGATATGTTGATTGGCGCAAAAAGATGGATGCGTTAAGTTATACTTTTAAATCTGATTTGAGTAAACTTGATGATAACTACCAAGCAAATTTTGTAACACCAGACGGACAGCATCCACATATCTTACGTCTGTATTTACAAAAGCAAATATCACTTGAGACGTTTACGATAATTACCAATTTATCAAACATTTTTCCTTATTGGGATGATAATTTGGTTGACAAAATCGTTGCTCGTGATATAATTAGATTATCCAAGAAATACAGACCGTTCTTGGAAATAAATGAAAAAAAGTTCAAGGATATCATCCGTGATCGGTTTTTCTGATATAAATAGTTGGTTAACTGATGTTAACTACATTTCGCAACACAAAACGCTATATAAAGCAATATTAAGGAGATACGTATATGACTATGTCATTTGATGCACTCAAAAAGAATCGTTCAAGTTCTTTAAACAAATTGAACCAACAGCTCGACAAGATTTCTCAAAAGAGCTATTCCGATCCCAATGAAGGTAAAATGTGGAAACCAACTCGTGATAAAGCGGGTAACGGTTTTGCTATTATTCGTTTCTTGCCTGCCCCTCAAGGTGAAGAAATGCCTTTTGTACGCATTTGGGATCACGGGTTTCAAGGCCCGACAGGTCTGTGGTACATTGAAAACTCATTAACAACAATCGGTGCGGATGACCCGGTTTCAGAATTTAATTCAAAATTGTGGAACTCAGGTATTGAGTCCGATAAAGAACAGGCACGCAAACAGAAGCGTCGTCTGAAGTATGTTGCCAATGTCCTTATTGTAAAAGACAGCGCAAACCCTGATAATGACGGCAAGGTCTTTATGTACCAGTTCGGTAAAAAGATCTTCGACAAACTGAATGATATGATGAATCCTCAGTTCGAGGATGAAACACCAGTAAACCCATTTGATTTTTGGGAAGGTGCAAATTTCCGTTTGAAAATCCGTAAGTTTGAGGGATATCCAAACTATGATAAATCAGAATTTGATTCACCGTCACCTATTGATGCCGATGATTCAGTGATTGAAGGTATTTGGAACCAACAGCACAAGTTGCAAGAATTGGTTGATCCAAAGAACTTCAAAGATTATAATGAATTGAAAGCAAAGCTTTACCGTGTACTTGCTTTGAATGAAGAACCATCCGATCCAACAACTGCTGTTGGTGATGCCGATGATGATCTTGATTTGAGTAGCCTGGGTAATGCAGCAACGTCAGCACCTCAGCCGACAATGCCTGCCGCAATGCCTGAAATGTCGTCCACAACCATGTCAATGGACGACGATGATGAAGATCTTTCAATCTTTAAGGAACTAGCAAATGGTTAGTAAAACCTACGAAGAGGTTTTAGATTTTGACT